CGTCTATCCCGACCCTCCGAATTACCGATTGGGAGCCATACGAAATCAGTCTCGTCTCCGTGCCCGCCGATACCAAGGTGGGCGTGGGGCGCGAGCTGCGCGCTTCCTCTTCAACCCACAAGGAGCAATACATGCAGGACCAACTACAGGCAGAAAGACAGCGCACCAACGACATCCTCACCATAGGCCGGGAGTACGGCGCGGCAGAGCTTGCCGCGCGCGCCGTGCAGGAAGGCACCAGCCTTGCCGATTTCCAGCGCCAGGTATTGGAGTCGCGCAAGACCGGCACCATCCATTTTCAACGCCAGCCTTATGGGCAGGGCGCCCGGAGCCACGACAACCTCATCGAGGACAAGAAACTCGGTTTCCGCAATCTTGGTCATTTCACCTTTGATGTGGTTCAGGCCTGCAAGCGAAACGGCAAGGTTTCTGAAACCCTAAGCCGCGCGGCCTCCGTATTCGCCAATGAATCGGCTGGGCCTGATGGGGGATATGACCTTCCCCCGGAATTCGCGGGCGAAATTGCCAAGGTCGCGTATAGCGAAACCTCCCTCCTGGGGCTTGCCAATAATATGCCGGTCTCCGGCAACAGCATGTCTTTCCCCGGTGATGAGACCACTCCCTGGGGTAGTTCCGGCATCATTGCCGCCTGGGAGGGAGAAGGCAATCAATCCGATCCTAAGAAACCGCTGCTGAAGCGTGCCGAGCTGCGCCTCAAGAAGCTCAAGGTACTGGTGGCTGCTTCCGATGAAGTCCTGGAAGATGCCTCCAACCTGTCCGCCCACCTTACCGACACCATGAGCGAGGCCGTGTTCTGGAAAACCCAGGATGCGATGGTCAACGGCAACGGCGCCGGCATGCCCTTAGGGATACTCAAGGCAAGCAGCCTGGTGGTGCAGTCCAAGGAATCCGGGCAGGCCAATGGCACCGTCGTGCCCCAGAACATCGCCAAGATGCTCTCGCGGGTAGTGGTGGGAGCCAACGCCAATCTGGTGTGGCTCATGAACCCGGATGTGTTCCCGCAGATCATTACCTTGACCCTGAACAACAACCCCGTATGGGTGCAGGCCAGCGGCGGCTTCCAGAATGCCCCTAATGGCCTGCTGCTCGGCCGGCCGATCGTGCTGACGGACGCCTGCCAGGGTATCGGCAACCAGGGCGATATCGTGCTGGCGAATATGCGGGGTTATCGGGCCATCACCAAGGACAGCGGACCCCAGCTATCCACCTCGATGCATCTCTGGTTCGATCAGGACATCCAGGCCTTCAAGCTGGTATTTCGGATGGACGGCGGGCCGCAGCTCTCAGCACCGATCACTCCGCCCTATAGCACCTCTACCCGCAGCCACTTCGTGGCGCTGGCAGCACGCTAATTCGCCAACTCGGAGCCGGGGCAACCCGGCTCTACCTTAAGGGATACCGATCATGAGCCGTCTTTTTGATTACACCAAAACCGTCATGGGTTGTGCTCCCGCCGCTTTGACTTCGACCGCTGGCGATGGGCGCTATGTGAGTTTCAAGAACGCGCGCAGGATGCGCATCACCCTTTCGATACTGAATGGCGCCACCGTAACGGGCGGGACCGTGACCTTGAAGCAGGCCACCGCAGTTGCCGGCACCAATGAAAAACCCCTCCCATTCGGAAAGATGTTCATCAATACCGATTGCGCCGCTTCAGACGCGCTGCTGGAGACGGCTGTCACGTCCGATACGTTCACCACCAATGCCACGAACGGGAAGCAGCTGCTGTATCAGATCGAGCTCCGGGTTTCCGATCTGGACATCAATAATGGTTTCGGTTGCGTGCGGGTGGACGTTGCCGGGATGATGAATGCAGTTGGGACAGTCATTTACGACCTGTACGACTTCCACGCGGTGCCTCCAACCATCTCCGCGATAACCGATTAAACCGATGAGATTGGATAACTGGTCTTTTTGCGTGAGAGGAGGATAGGCTAATGCCTGCGCTTTTGCCGCCGGTAGTCGGATTCATCATGTCCGAGATGGTTGTGGTCGCGGGACTGACGGTAGGCGAAATCGTCGGCGCAATTGCGACCATTGGTTCAACCTTTGCCCTTGGTGCGGTATCCAAAGCCATTACCGGCAAACCTAAGCCGAATGCCACCTTTGGCGCCCTGCAAGACCGCACCCAAGCGGTCCGCCAGCCCATCACAGCGCGCCGCGTCATCTACGGCGGCCCGGTTCGGGTCTCCGGGGTGTATACCTTCATCCACTCCATAGACTCCAACCAGTACATCAACCTGCTTCTTACTCTTTCCGGCCACCAGATTCAGTCAATCGATTCCGTGTATTTCGACGATGAGCTGATACCTCTGGATTTGAATGGAAATGCAACGGGGAAGTATGCCGGCTATGTGATCATCAAGAAAGGGTTGGGCAGCACGGCTGGAGACGCTGATCTCCTGAGCGCCATGATGACCTACTGCCCCGGTGTGTGGACCTCGAATCACCGGCAATCCGGCTGCGGGAAGCTGTATGTCAGGCTGAAGTACAACGCCACCTTGTTCCCGAACGGCATCCCCAATATCTCCTGCATCGTCAAGGGGAAACTGCTGCTCGATCCCAGGACTGGTTTGATCGAGTGGAGCAACAACGCGGCCTTGTGCGTGCGGAATTACCTGAAGGACTCCACTTACGGGCTGGGAGAGACGAATGTCAACGACACGGTAGCCAGCGCATCTGCGAATGTCTGTGATGAGGCGGTAGGTACGTTGACCCGGGTTGGAGACTTCACCGTCTACCAGATCCCGGCGCCGACTGCAGCCCCTATTGCAAAGCAGAATCTTGTCAGCGTTCCCTCTGGCACTCCAGCGGCGGGCGTCTATAAGTACGCTTTCACCTTCGTGGATGCCTCCGGAGAGACGGTTCCCGGACCTCAGACTACCTGGTCGCAGAATCCAGCTATCTGGGGAGTGGCGCTCTCTGGTATCTCAAAAGGACCGACAGGAACCACGGCAAGGAAGATCTACAGGACGGCTGCAAATGGCTCGCAGTTGAAGCTGTTGGCGACTCTGAGCGACAACACCACGACAGAATATGCCGACGCCACGGCGGATGGTTCCCTGGGTGCAAACGCTCCAGTTTCCAGCACTACGGCTGTTTATGACGACATACGCGTCACGGGCAGCAAGATCGTTTTATCAACGGGAGAAGCGGTAGCCCTGACCACAACCGGGACGCTGCCGGCTGGGTTATCCGCTGGGACTTATTACGTCATCGATACAGGCAACGGCTCCTACTATCTCGCTACCAGCAAGGCGAATGCGCTGGCCGGAACGCATGTCGATATCACGGGGTTGGGATCGGGCACGCATACGCTGAATTCAGCCTCTGAGGTGCGCTATACCTGCAATGGCACATTCGATGCCGACGAGAAGCCCAAGGACGTAATAGGGAAGCTCCTGACCTCGATGCAGGGCAAGGTCACGTACCAGGGAGGAGAGTGGATCATCCTGCCGGGTGCTTACCGTAATCCGACCATTACCCTCGATGAGAACGACTTGGACGGACCTATAAGAGTCACATCAAGGATCAGCCGCAGCCAGACATTCAACGCCGTCAAGGGCGTCTATATCAATCCCCTGGACTTTTACCAGCCCAATGATTTCCCTCCAATAACGAATGCCACCTATCTGGCAGAGGATCAAGGGGAGAGGATCTGGAAGGACATAGAGCTTCCCTTTACCACTTCGGGATCCATGGCGCAGCGTATCGCCAAGATAGAGCTTGAGAAGGCAAGGCAACAGATCACTACCACCTGGCCCTGCAAATTGACCGCATTCAGGGTTCAGGCCGGGGATGTGGTGAATCTATCCAATGCACGCTGGGGGTGGAGCTCAAAGCCGTTCGAGGTCACGAACTGGAAATTCTCCATTCGGGACGATAACGGCATTCCACGTCTTGGTATTGATCTGGTCCTGAGAGAAACCGCATCGGGAGTGTATGACTGGAACAGCGGGGAAGAGACAGCCATTGATCTGGCGCCGAATACCACCCTTCCAGATCCGTTTACCGTTCAGGTTCCCGGAAATCCGTCAATCACAGAGGAACTCTACCAGACCACCGGCAGCGCGGGGGTGAAGAGCAAGGCCATTGTGTCATGGGGCGCATCGGCTGATGGGTTTGCGGATAACTACCAGCTCGAATACAAACCCGCGACTCAGGCTAACTGGCTTGTCAGGACAGGGATTAAAGGATTCGAGACAGAACTGATAGACCTCGCGCCAGGATTTTACGACTTCCGCCTGAAGGCATTCAATTCGATAGGGGTCGACTCGAATTACACCAGCGAAGTGCGGGTGAATATCGTTGGGCTGAGCGCTCCACCTTCAGCAGTCAGCAACTTCTCTGTCATTGCTTCCAACGGTTATGCCCTTGCATCGTGGGCGCTTTCTCCGGATCTCGATGTTCAGATCAACGGCTCGATCATTATCCGGCACACCTCTAAAACTAGCGGCGCGGTCTGGGAGGATGGAATCATCCTTGAGGAGTTCCCTGGTGGGGCGGTTCAAGGGATTGTGGCGCTGATTACCGGCACCTATATGGCGAAGGCCAAGGATTCGACCGGCAACTACTCCACCAGCATGACGCCGTTCGTTGCCACTGAAGGCATGACGACCGGGTTCACCACGGTGGCGACGAGTACGCAGGCGCCAGGATTCACCGGTACGAAGACGAATGTAACTGTATCAGGATCGGTTCTTAGGCTGACTGATCCTGAAGCGAATCTCGAAGGGGAGTATGAGTTCGATAATCCTGTCGATATGGGAACAGTAAAGACCAGGCGGGTCGAGGTGGATGTACAGGTACTGAACTATGTCGCCACTGATTTCATAGATTCCATGGGGGATGTGGATTCATGGGCCTCCGTTGACGGCAACAGCGTGGATGAGTGCGACGCGAAGGACTATGTTGCCACTACCAATGATGATCCCGCCGGGACCCCGGTATACGGCGAATGGACTCCGTTTTTTGTGGCTGACCTGACCTGTAGGGCAATGAAGTTCAAGATCAAGCTGGAGAGCGGCAGCACCACCAATAATCTCGATGTGTCAGTGCTGACGGTGCATGTGAAAGAGGCGGTGTAAGCCAAAGCGCCAGAGCGAAGGACAATAGTCCTTGTCGACAACCTTTACGGCTGAGCCTACCGATATGTTAATTCTCCCATAACCCTTTGATTCTTATTGCTGGCTCGAAAATTGCTTAAAAGGGGGAATACGTGACTAATTAGGATGAAAACAAATATAGTCTGATCGGCATCTTTGCTAAAGCAGTGTTGCCGCTTATACTTCGCGTCATCAATTACAAGATGAATCCTGCTGACTTGGATCACACGATCCTCCATCATATCAACGATAAGGCGGAACAGTTAGAAAA